ATTGTCTTCATCTAAGAAAGCAGAACCTGACAAAGTACCGTTCAGGACAGGGCTAGTAAGGGTAGGGCTTGTTAGAGTCTTGTTTGTTAGGGTTTGAGTGCCTGTCAGCGTAGCTACCGTATTATCAATAGCAAAGGTAACTGAGGTGCCTGTTGCATTAGAAGTTATACCTGTACCACCTATCAAAGATAGAGTTTGTGTATTAAGGTTGATGCCGATAGTTGCACTACCGTCAGATACATTTAAGTTGACGGCACCTAGTGCTGATATGTTTTGAAAGTTAGTACCATCCCAATACTGTAATGTAGTGGTTGTGGTGTTATAGATAATCTGCCCAATATTGAAGTTGAGCTCATCTCTTTCGGCTGTAGTAAGTTGTAAAGTGTTATCAGGATCAATAGACCCTAAGTTGATTTCTAGTGTTCTAACGAGCTGATTAAAGGTTTCAGCTGTTACGTTAGGCCCTGTAGCAAAGGGTAAATTAGTTTGTAAGAGTTTAGCCACCCTTATCTTCTCCCGTCGGTTCTAAGATCTAGTCTTGTCGCCCCTAACCTCCATCCAACATCATTATTGCCAGAATCACCATCATTCGACTCTAGACGTAACACAAATTGTCTGCCTCTCGACCTAATAAATGTTTGTTGTGTAGTTGGAGAGATAACTGAACTTGACGTTGTAGATAGAGAATCGCCTGGATAATTTCTTTGTTTAGTAATCATTTTTAGATTACCACTTTCTATAAACTTTATATCAGGGATTATTTTACTTAAAAAAGCAAAACTCTCTCCGTCACCTAAGTCTAAGTCTGACGATTCTATAAACACACCAGTCATTTCTGATCCGTCGTCGTTGAAGCCAGTCTCATGTTCATATAAGTATGGAGCTCCAACGGCTTGTGGGAATGATTCGACACCAGAGTCTAACCAAGCAGTCCTCACCAACTGTCCGTAATACCAAATATTTGTAGCGTAGTTATAAATTACATAACGATTTATCTCTTCGTTATCATTTACACCTTCTTTTTTAGAAGGATAGAACCACCCTACTTCATTATGTTCTTTGTTTGTAAAACCAAATACCTTGTAGGCTTGATTAACATTCAAACCATTTTCATCATCTCTAAATACATAGTTCTTAACGCTACAAGGCAGTTTCTGTACTCCACCACTATAAACGTAAAAACTATCGTAAGACATGAAATAAACTCCTCCAGGAGCAGTTACAGCTGCTTTAGGGCCTATCAAGCCAGTTGAATTATCAATAAGGTTTACTGCAAATGTAAAAGGTGGACCAACAAACTGCATACTATATACAGAAGTATCAGTAAATATAACTATTTCTTGTCTTAAAGGTTCGAATTGTAGCTCATTTTCTTGATCACTAAATGCAACTAACATAGGGTCAACAACCCCTGTTCTGTTACCACCTGAGAGCGGATCAGCACCCAAAACAATCAAATGTCTGTCTGTTTCTGAAGTTATAACTTGTAAACCTTTGGTTGGCACTTTGTTAGCACCACCTATAGCTGATAATAAAGTAGCTCTTGTACCTACACCTGATGATGGTTGCCATCTATATAATTGACCACCTCTAGGATTAATTATGAGGTTTTGTCCAAAATTATCATGTGTCCACAAACGTAATTGATTAACTGAAGATAGTGTAGATGAGCCACCCCAGCCACCACCACCCCAAGTGCTTGCACCATAACCAACACCTGCAACAAAAACATCTAGCCCAACATTTATTTGATATGTTCCTACAGTATTAGAACCACCATTACCTGTATCTGAAGAATTAGCTAGAACAGCAACCCCACTTGTGTTTTTTGCTTCTATACGATAACTATTTGCATTTACTATTTCTGATACTTGATACTCTTGATTAAGAACAGCAGCTGTAATATTGCCGCCTAAAGATACTGCGCCAGAAAAAGTAACGAAATCGTTTAAAACACAACCGTGGTCAGTATCTGTAACAGTAATCGTTGCATCTCCATCACCTACTTTAGCAAACGTTACATCTCCTGCTGCTGTTGTGAGTCTTATTGGTGTTATGTCATTAAATGCACTTGTGTCATATATGTAATATTTTAGATTAGAACCTAGGCCTAGAAATTTTGTACCGTCGTTTGCTATCCAGTTGTGCAGGGCTCTTACCGTACCAAGATATTCTATCTTAGTGGCAGTAGAAGGTTGTGCTTCCCAACCGCCAAACTTTTCTGGTCTACCTGCTCTAAACCGTACTAAATTACAATCAAACCAACCGCCTTCTGAATCGTAAGCGGTTCCTTCTCTGTCTATACCTGGAGCAAAGGATAATTTTTGAATAGCCATAACTTAAAGATATTCTATCTCGAAGTTAATATTATAGCTAGATTTGGTGTTAACCGTGGTATACGTCTGTTTTCATCATGCCAGCTAACTCATTAGCTCTGCCTTTGACTTGTGAAGCCCATTTGCTATCTAGCATTTGTGCTGCTACTTCGTCGTAATCTTTAGCATGTAAGGCAAACAACATGTTTTTGAATTTAAACAATCTATTGCCTAGATTAAAATACATATTGATAAGAACTATTTTTCTTGTTTCTGATAAGCTGTCAAAGCACTCAATCCTTGATGCTAAGATCTTTATACAGTTTTTTATGTCATTTGTTAAAAGATAGTTGGCTTCATCTTGTGATATACCGCCTCCTAATCTTTCATCTATAAGTCTACCGTAGCCGATAGTTAAATATTTTTCGGGAGTGGAGTCTTCGTAAGCATGTGAGACAAAGCCTTCATGAACTCTAAGCATATGGCTTACTTTGTTTTCTAATGTTTCTGCGCTCATATAAGTAAACTCTCTATTAATAAGGCGGCTACACTACAGATTAAACCCACCAGCAAAACTATAAGTGTAGTTAATCCACCTGAAACTTTTTGTTGTAGTTCTTTTATTTCAAGCTCTATATCTACGAACTTGTTAAAAGCAGTCTTCCATCTTTCTGCACTTTCTTTTTGATGTACAGATAATTCAAGATGAACGTCTGCTGCTGTCTTTCTGGCCACTATTTTTTAAGTTTTTTTAGCCACTCAGGTTTGTTTTTAGATACCCACATGTAACCAATAACACCCACAATAATTGCAACAATAATATATTCCATTATTTCTCCTCTTTATCTACTGATTTTTCTTCTACTAGTTCACCAACAGATTCAGCAACTGGTTCTTGCATTTCTTTAAGCTTTGCAGTTACATGATTTCTCATCTGATTGATGACTTCTAATTCTTCACCTTTGATAGCACCTCTTTGCAAAGATACCTCAATAAGTTGATACGCTATAATTAAAAATTGCTTTTCTTCCATAAGAAAGATTATACATTAAACGGATGCTGTTGATAAGTTTCCTGAATTATCTACTGAGATACGGTATTTTGTACCGTTTGGTGATGTCAGAATGACACCTTTTCCGTTTGTTTCGAATCTAAGATCGTTAGTTACATCAAGATCGCCATCATGTTTAACTTTAAATCTTGCTGTGTTGTTTGTATAAAAACGAATACCATTCGTCAAACTAGCTTCTATTTTTGCGGTTTTCGCAAATTCATCTGTACTAAAAGCAATTACAGAGTTCCCTGATGCATAATTTTGTACAACAAGCTGTATTGCATCATCACTTCTTATAGCAACCCCATTATTATCACCAGGCTTTAGTAACACTTCGTTACCTGAACCATCTTCAATATCGACTTGTGTTGAGGTTATGCCTATTCTTTTCCCTGAACCTACTGAAGATCCAGTACCTATTAATAGTTCATCTGCACTATCATCTAATCCAATATAAGCATTAACAGCATTACCGTTAAAAAGAACTCTTGTATCTTCTGCTTCACCTTCACCCACAAGTAAAGATGGGTTATTGCCTTTGATCTGTATAAAATCGGTAGCAACAAAGTTATTGAATACTGAGGCTACAGCTGCTCCTGCACCAGCTCCATCTAAATATAAGCACATGACTGCGCCATTAGGTATAGAAGCGTTTGCTCCACTACCCTGAGATACATTTATGTATTGATTGCCTGATGTAGCATTTTCTATAAACATAACTCTTTTAATGGTATTTGGGCCAATTGTTAATGTTCTAGTGGTAGAGAGTGATACTGTCGAAGTAACCTTTACATACATACTTCTGTACGGACTAACCGTTGCATCTCCAACTGTTACTGATTTATTTGCATCACTATTGAAGGTAGCTTCTGTTGCATAACCTAAAGCATCACCTATAAGACTAAGGTTTGTGTTAGTTGATGAACCCCAGGATCCTGCTTCGGCCCCTGTTGCTATTTCTTTTATTCTGAGATTGTTATTGTATGTAGCCATTTTTCTATTATGACACCCTAATTATTGAATTTGAAGCACCAGATGATGGGAATGTAACTGTTAAGTTGCCAGCTGCAACTACAATATCTTCACCAAAATCTATTACTGCAACGGCTTTATTTGAATCTGAACTGTTATATATAAGCGCTCCTCTAGCTGTAACCGTTACATTTGAGAATGTTAGGTTATTAAAATCTACTACGGCTGTTGTACCGTCTAGAGTAGGAGTGCCAGTCTTGAGTGTAAGATTAGAACCACCAGCGGTATAATTTGTGCCTGATACCTCATTAGAAGTGCTGTAAGCTGTCGTTGAAGCATTTAGAGTAGCTGCATTAGTAAATAAAGCTAACTTGAAAGTGTCGGGTGATCCCCCTTGATCAAAGTTATGTATCCCTTTAAATAACTCTTGTTTAAACGAACTAGTTAAAGTTGATGTTATTGCCATAACGAAATTCTACCATACATTTGGCTCAGGTGGACTAGGATCGTGTCTACCAACCATTATTGGCTCATATACAGGTTGTTTGGTTTGCTTCAGATATTCGCTTCTTTTGATGGTTTTATATTCGCCATCATCATCAGTCATAACTAATAATGGGTCTTCTAACCTGTGGTAGCCGTATAGTTTTTCCTCAGACGGCACGTTAGCGTCTAGAGTAGGAGATGTGCTGGCTACACCAACTTTCATACCTTGTTCTATACACTTAGCTAACCAGTACTCAACACATGCTCTGCCTGCTTCAGCGTAATGTAAATTATTTTTATAACTAAAATCTACACCATATAGATTTAACTCATCTACTTCTGCTAAGTGAGCGAAAGCTATAGCATACGCTACTGTATTGTTTAGATAGCTAGTTTTACCTTTTTTTACTACTTCTTCTATTGGATATTCAACAAGACCTGGACATCTATCATCTAGCTCACAAGTATAGATAGGTCCTTTATGTTTTTTAAGAACATCACCCATAATATCAGTTTGACCTGCTGCATTATCGGTATCTAAAAACCTTGAAGGTGGATCCATCATAAATACACGATCATGATAAATGACACCAGATACTGAATTAACTACCCATATTTCATCAAACTCAGCACTATTAGTTCTGCTTACGCAAAAATCGTACCAGCTTGCACCCATAGCGACTAAGGCAACCTTCTTGCCTTTTAAAGCTTCTATTTCTTTCATATATATTTAACGAACAGGAGTACGTAAAGAATCGTATCTATATTCGTCCCTTCTCCCTCTGCCTTCAGCTCTATTCTTGAGCCTGGCTATTTCTTGACTATACTTTTGATCGTATAACTGGAGAAGATCAGGATCGCCTTTCATGAATGTATAGGCTTCTATTAAGCAACCGTATAACAAAGCATTTCTAGCATTTTGTGAAAGCCAAGTGCCTGTTGTGTCAGTCACAAGAGAATTAGGCTTAAACAGATAATTCAACTCCACGCTGTAATTTTGATCTGGTACTGGTGCTACTACAAGACTAGAACCAGCAAGTTGTTTTGAAAAATCACCATAGTATTTAGGCAAGCCACGTAAATTTACATCTGTTGGATCAATAGTAAATTCCTGCATA